CAACACTTTTTCAAATCTCTTGAACATGTCAGGAGACATACCGCCTCGGTGCTTTACTCCTCGTAATACTTCATAACCATCTAGTTCTAAGTGTCCCATGAGAATTGGAGCGTTTACATTTTGAATGTATTTCATAAACTCTTCCGTGTTTTCTTTATTTACCCACGGAAGCATCGCAATACGAAGACCATCAAACTCTAGTGTCGTAGGGTTTTCGTAGATATGAAAGTCACTATAAAACAACTCTCGCATTGAGTTAATCTTATTTGTATTTCTGTAATATACGTCATGGTTTCCCAAGATACAATGTAGTTCAACATCTCTATCTTTTAGAGGCTGAATGAAGTGTTCTCGAACATGGTTCAGGACATTAAAGTTTACAAACTTTCTTCTATCCATGAGATCGCCCGCATGAAGAACAGTTTTAATATTGTTTTCATCTAGATATGGAAAGAATGTGTCTTGAAAAAATTCTGTAAAATAGTCTAAGAATAGTTGAGAGTCTCCTCTCGCTCCCCAGTGGGTGTCACTTAGAAGTGCTATCTTCATCTTTCTTCCTTTTCTTCTTCTTGGGAGTAAACTTTTCGATATCGGAGTCTGACAGATTAAACATTTTCTCTAAACTCATATCATTGTCAAAGTAATTTTCAGAAAAATATTTTCGTAGAGAGTCATCCATGTCACTCAGTTGTGCAGCCTTGTATTTAACATAAGCCTGTTTTTTCTCTCTCTCAATTCTTCTTAAAAATGCATAGTAAATGATTTGAGTAAAATATGAAAATGGATTTTTAGATTTTTCAGGATTGAAGTTATGAGCATACATCAAACAATTTTCAATACCATCTCCGATCATTTCATCTTTATATGGATAGTTCATAAAGTTTGGTTTGAACGCTAAGTGTTCTGCAATTTTTACAAAGCATTCACCAATATACTCTGTGACTGGTGGTCGATCCTCGCCTTGTTCTTCTGCTTCATCGACCAGTTTTTTCCAGTCTATCATCTTCTCATAAAAAAGTTTGTTGTCGATATATTGATTTTTACTCATTGTTAAATTTTCTCCTTGACACATTTCATATGATATCGCTATGATTTTCTATGTCAAGAATAATGATTAATTATCATCACCATCTAAATAATCCTTGATATCAAAACTCCAATCAGTCCACTCAGAACCATCACCATCGGTTTTCTCTTCTGTAAAACCCTCACCGTTCGTTGGTTCTTCTATATCATCGTCATCGTCATCGTCTAATAAATCTTCGAAAAGATCCGAATCAATTAGCCCTTTATTAAATAACTCTTGTAGAAGTGATGGTGGGAATACCATATTCATAACAATAAACTCTTTGCTTTTTTTATCGTTCTTAGGAATTCCTGTTAGTTCATCAATATCGTCAATATTTTCGTTTTCAAATTTTTCCGAGTGAGCATTTTTCATCTCCTCTACGATATCTTTCATTATTTGCTCAACCATACCTTCATCGATATCAATGTTATCTGGTGGATTGCGTCTTTTTTCTTTTTTCATAACGATGTTGGGTGGTGGATCTGTATCTTCTCTTTCCTTTTCAACGTCATATAATCTAGAGATATGATCATCAGGCTCTAGAAACGTAGCGATATGATCTTTAGGAATAAACACAGTATTTTGATTGCTAAACTTCAGCCAACTTCTTAAACGAACCATATCTCTAGGAACACCCATAGCATCAAGATACTGTGAATTTTGTAGGGTAAATGGTCGCTCGACGATAAACTTTTGTTTTCTCTGTCCAACAATACTAGTGATAATTTCTTCACCGCTTCTAAGTTTTAGTATTCTGTATTTAGACATCATGCATCCCTCCAGACAGATCAATGACGGTCTTGTTTACGTTAAACCTCTCATTTATGTATATCTTCTCCCGCTCCTGCATATGTCTGTAGGTGTGGTTCTCGTACTTACCAGAACATAAGTCATCAGAAATATCGTATAATTTAACTGAATCTTTGGTCGAAGATTTACGAAGACCCCTACCTATTGACTGCAAAACGCGAATTACAGATCGTGAGGGAGACGCAAAAATAACGTTGTGAATGTTACGAATATTTATTCCTGTTGAACAAGTACCATAAGAAGCAACCAATATTCCGTTTTTCTCAGATGAGTCGAGAATCTGACGAATATTTTCTCTTTGCTCTACATCTGTTCCACCATGAATAAAGTATACTTTCTTATCCGTGTTGCTTTGAATATTTTCGTATAGAGGTTTACCATGATCTCCAACATAATTGAAAAGCAACAATGTGTTTCCCCTTAGAGTTGTAGCCAGTTTTGTAATAAACTGATTACGCTTTTCGTTCATCACGATCCATTTAATTTCCTCAGAGTATTTTTTTCTTTTGACTTCATTTCTTTCTTGCTTGGAATAACTCAAACATAAAGATTTAATATCCAACTTCGAGAGCAAGTTCTTATCAATCAATTCTTTTGTTGTGATAACTTTATTCACTCTACCAAACAGACCCTCAATTACGAGTTTGTGTGTATGGGATCCATCTAATGTTCCTGTTGTACCAAAACGATATTTACAGTTTTTGAGTTTTGTCATAATTGAAGTGAGAGATTTTGCTTTGAACAAATGACATTCATCTCCAAAGACGCACTTAAATTTTGAGAAGTACGATTCTCTCTCTTTGTAAATACTCTGCCATGTCGATATTACGATTCTCTTATTGGTTTCTTTCTCCTGTCCAGAGTAAATTTGATGACAAGATGAATCAACTTTAAAGCCGTTTTCAAGAGAGTAATCTATAAAATCTGATCTCATTTGAGATACTAGACCAGTTGTAGGAACAATGATCAGTATCTTGTCATCATCCTCTAGTTTGTCTAGGTAGTACCTCATTAAAGTATAAATGATCAAAGACTTACCAGAACCTGTTGGAGACAAAATTAGGGATCTCTCGGTCGATACAGCGTGTTTGACAGCGTTTATTTGATGTTCATGGGGAGTGAATGGTAATTTAAGAAAAGACTCCATATAGTTTTGAATACTGTCATGTTTAACCATATAGTTAGGAACACTAAAATCACACTTGATGTTGTAGTTTCTTTCATTTGCAAACTGCACCAAATAATCTAATAGACCAATATACAGTGTCTGAGTGTGGACATTGTAAAGGCGAATCAAACCATCCCATACTTTATTTTTATATGCTGGAGTGTACTGATAGTTGGGAACCTTGAATGAAAAAAAATCAGACAGTTCCTTAGCAATTGATCGATCACAATCTGCTTTCAGATATACTTCATCTTTTTTTGTGATCGTTATATCAACTCGTTCCATTCGTAAATTTTATCCAATCTATTGCTGATTTTATAGTCCATTGTCTACTTGAAATAATTTTCACTACTTCCTCAATGTACTTCACTTTTTCCTTTTGGTAGAAAATTTTGTTTTTCAAATCAATGATATGATCATCAGAGTCTATAAACTTGTCTATGTCAGTTTTAAGGATGTTATGATGAAACGGCTCCCATCCTTCTAAGTTTAACTCCTCTTGACTCATTTTACCTGTGTAATATAGCCATTTTTTCTTTCGAAGAACACTAAAGTCGGACTCCATTTTCTGAAGAACAAGTTTTTCATCTATCATAAAGGTAAGATACTTGTTGTGCATTTGAGGCGTTTTTATCGATTCGATGTCGAGTTCAGTCTTATCGATAACCATATCACGTTCAATCATGTTTTTTAAATCACTTAGGTTCATAGTCACTCCTAGTTATATTTTACTAGGAAAATAGTGTAAGTCAAGTAACTCTAGTAATATCATACGTTGTGAATTTAAATGTAGCCGTTGCGACTAGAGCCTGAGGATCTTGCGTGGTGGAGTCAAACTGTAAACCACTAATCGACGTTGGTATTACATTATTAAATTCAACTGCAAACTGAGGTTTATAGGAACTATTCAATATTAGTAGTTCAGCACCAGTTGTATGAATACTATCGTCCACATACTCTTTCGAGTCTTTATAGTTTGCACAGGATCTCAACCAGTCATGTATTTCAAGCCAGTTTTGCATTTTTTCATCCACTAAAAATTCGATAGTCAAATCTTCGTGATTGTATGCGTCACCCGCTTTAAATATTCTTGCACCGTATCTAGAAGGTTGTTCTATACCTTCTAAATTCAATGATGGTAAATTAACTCTCTGACAAAAATATGACATAGCAGGTACTTTTGTCATATTGAAAAGAAAGTAAGTTTCTAGAAGTTGATTATCGGTTTGAGCCTGTCTGTTATAAGGATTTTCTACTACCATGTTTCCTCCTTACTATTTAGGAGGTTCTTCTTCTAGATCCTAGAATGGTTACACTTAGCATGGACAATACGCTAGGTGCAGGTATAACTGCAAACTCAGGTACAACCGTAAAGAATATTCCTGCATCACTTTCACCTTGAATAATGCCAGGGCTTTCGATCCAAGAATCTGCGTAAGCGATCACAAACATCGTTGCAAATTCCCCAGGCTTCAGGCCTGAGGATTCTTCGTTTCCCTCAGTCCCCCAGTCCCAGTTGTAGAGTCCTGTCTCATATGCAAAGTTAACATAGTCTGGATCGTTATAGAACGCATCAAGTTGTTCTTCAAGCGGGGATGTCAAATAGCCTGGAATCGATAAAACTGACAGTTCGTCTGACTTTACTCCAGTAAAAATATCAAAGTCTTCAATTGATGACTGTGACTCTGGACTATTGTGTAATGTATAAGTGATAAGAATAGCGTTATCTGGAACACCAACAAAATCTTGCTGATCATCCTCTGTGTATACAGCGGTTTCTACATATGCGTTCCAACGTTCTCCGTAAACATCAGACTGAAAGTAAAGTTCTGGATCACCAACGCCTGGTCCAGCAAGATCAGCCATAGCAGACGTAGTTATAGCAAGTGCAATTGTTCTCTTAAACATACTATTCCCCTATTATAATTACTTACTATTTAGGAATTTGAATTTCCCCAGTTAGAGAGGATTGTCAAGATTGCCTCAAAAACGTTGTCATATTTATCAGCATCGTTCAGCACTATCAACAAGTCATCAAAGTCCACAACACCGTTGTAACTCACATCCTCCCAAATCGTGTTTGAATCCCAGTCACCGACATATCCGCAACTGTCGAAGTATCCCCAGTGAGGAAATCCATCGTCCAGATTGAAGTTCACTCCACCCTTGAACATCACATTACCCTTCGTGG